AACTTCTACTCCAGATAAGACTTAATCTAGTATTATGCGAAAATATAGGGGTTGTCTAGTTCTTTTCAAAATGAGGACCATCGATGAAGGGCCTGCGTGATTGCGAGCGACGTAAATCGATATAAGCGTTCATCGCTTCTTCTGCGGTGCCTTCCCAATCTCTAAAATCATCTATGTGCCATGCGGCGCCCCAACGAATTTTAACGCCTTCTCGGACGGCGGCTTCTTTCATTGCATCGGCTATCTCATCATAAACTTGGATTTCCCAACAGGGCTCTCCGTCTTGATACGCCATTAAATCGACAGCGTGTGCTGTGCCATCGTCTTGTAAAAGGTGTTTACTACGCATCGTCTGGGATCGGCCGGATTTAAAAAGCTTCTCCTGTTCTGTAATAGTACGGGGCCCATAAATCACGCCAAAATCGACGGATGTCAGCTCAATCGCCTTCTTCACTGTCTCTACCAGATCGTTGCTTACGCCCTCCAGTTTTCCCAGACTCCTGTTTGATAATTTGAACGCCATCTTTTTTCTCCTGTTTTTTGTGAACAAAATCAATCCATTCTTTGTTCATATCATAGAAGTATTGACAAAATTTACAACGCAAACTTCCGTCTATGGTTTCCATATCATGGCCACAAACATCACACGTGGCGGTGTTTATTTCTTTTTCCTCATGTTAAACAGCTTGGAAGCAGAACGTGTGGCAAAGCTCGCACTTACAATAGCTCCTAACGCTATTTGGTACCACTGGGGCATACCCGCAAGGGCCTCAAACCCGTCCGCTACTATACCTCTGCCCCACGACCCACAAAAACTTAACACCAGAGGAATACTGAAAAGCAGGGTCAACCATTCGTCCTTCCACGAGGACTGTGATGCACGCATCGCCGCAAGATCCCAATCGATCTCTCCAGTAGCCTCTTTCATACGAATAGTGGCTTCTGCTTTCTGTATAGCGGTCTTGCCTTCTAAATACGAAGACGCAAGACCTCCTATCGAACCTATAAGCGCTTGTATCATTATACTTTCACCTTACTTTTTTTCTTTTTCTTGCCCTCACTAATAATTGTGGGCATTTTTGGATACGCAAGTTTTTCTAACTCACTTAACTCAATATCACCGGCACTGCTTTTCTTTTTCTGCCGGCCCCGGTCAACAAGTGTCGGTACACTACCTCTCGATATGCTCATTTTTTTTCTCTCCTCTTTTAGCTAATTGATTAAATCCGATGAAGCTTGCCAAAACGCCCATGTTACTAATTACCCAAATTTCAGCGATTCCAGAAAGGTGTGAAATTCTATCAACAGGAACTAAGGGCGTCATTAACACAACAATAAACGCTGTTACTGTCAGGGCAGAGAACCACACAAGATGTCGTTGTTGATCTTCTTTCTTGTCTCTATTCTCCAAAAGCACCATACGCTCACGCATAGCCATTTCTTGATCGCTAACAACACCATCGCCGTTTGCGTCAGCTTTCTCCCACACAGAGCCTTTTTCTAACTTCTTTTGTGTCATTCTTCCTTTCTCTCCGCTACTTTTGGTTTGCAATATGCAGAAAAAGTATTTCTTGTTTGTCGCTCATTGTAAAAGTTTATTTTCTCCGCATACCAGTTACACTTATCAATACTACCATATTCTATAGAATCATCGTAAATTTCACTACCTTCCAAAATAACTAACACAAACAGTAACACTTTCATTTTTTAAAACTATCATTTAACGAATCCAGAACGCTGTCAATATTGGGCTCAGTACCCCCGGGTTCATATTTACATCTATATTCTATAGGACATTGGCCCTCAACAACAAGCGAATACGTATCGTTTGCCCCTTTGTATAAACAAACTTCCTGACCATTACGTGCTTTTTTTCTCTTATAACGCCTACACGTTATGTACTTCGGATCCTCACGAATACCTAGCCGCTTCTCCTGATCCCAAGTCCAGTCGCTAAACTTTTTTAAAAAGCAGGTATAGCAGTTCTTAATATTTTCTGATTGTGCTAAATATATCACACCCTCATGCGCACACAGCCATTCAAACGTCTCCTGACCGCCTTGCTTACGCACACAATTAGCCGAACCATCCCCTGTCGAGTCCCATAAGGGAGTAGATGAAGAGGCCAAGAACACCCACGCCAACACTAAGCACAACAGTAATTGCCACGATGCTGATAACCTTTTCCCTAAATATCTTTTTATCATATATTTCCTGCTGCCTACGCTTCCGTATCTGCCCTTCCATTCGTAATAACTCATCCCAAGCAGCCGTTCCATGCGTAAACTTAATAAACTGTTGCAATTCGTATCGCTGCTCTTCAAGCTTCTTTTTTGCTGCGAAAGCCTCGATTGCCTCTCCTTCTACACTACTACCAAATACTTTACGAAAAACTGTAGGATTCTTAGCCGACTTATGCGCAGCGTCCACATCAGACACAGCACCCATCCATCGTGATAGGTCCTGTGACATAGATTCTAAATCACGCCCTGC